TAGAAGACAATCAGTTGATGAACGAAGTGAAATCAACAGATCTCGTTAGAGATCTTTAATCGTCTAAGTTGGTATCTGGCCAATCTCTAAACAATGCATGTTGAATATTGCCACTAACAAACTGATTGAATGATTTGTGTTTGGCTTCAAGATCGCCTTTGAGTGGAGCAACACGTTTGAATGCACTGTCCATTTGGCCCATGTCCTTGAACTCCATTATGATCATCCATTCTGGCATGTCTGCAATGCTACGAAATCCCATCTTGCAACGTGTGATTCTGTAGGTTTCCATCCGGCCTTCGTCGATCAAATGATCAAAGAAACTTTTCATTCCATTGACCCAGTCAATGTCAGAGATGTCTCCCTCTTTGTCTGCCCAAATTGTGTATAAATCCATGTTTACTCCAGTGGTCCTAAGATTTCAAATCCGTCTATTTCGCTTTTGTACAAGTGTGCTTGTTCAAGGTACAAGTACCGGAATCCTCGTGCTCGGTATATAGCACACTCTGTTTTCATTGTTTCAATGCCCATGCGTAGCTTGGGGTTGTGATAAGTCCATGCAAATTGATCGCACAAGGCATTGTGTTCGTCATAGCGTCGGATCAGTGAAAATGCCACTAGTCGAGCCTGGTCGTAGTATCCAATTATATCAGTCATTGAATCGGTATATCTACTGTCAAATATGGGCATCACACTTGAAAACTTTTTGTACACGCAGTAATCACGATAGATGGCGTTGAGTGCGGCAATGTCTGGCCGGGTTATGTACATCCATTCTATGTTTATGTTGTAGTTGGTTTTGCTGAGGTCAATTCTAGCAAACTGATAACTGCTCATCTGGGATCCTGTCTATGATTAAACAGCCCTGTAAGGTACTCTTCAGGCCAGGCGTGATAAAATCCTTTGGCACCCATTTGTTTTGCAGCCACATTTAATTTGCTGAGACTTTGTACCAACACCAAGGCATACTTGCCTTGATTCATTATTACCCCGTTGACATCTTCCACGTCCTCGGGATGATCTTCCAAGGCCAACAAATCTTTGCGCAACAAAAATTCTGTGTTGGCTGTTTCAATGGCCGTGTGAAAACGTTCGTATGGCCAGTCTGTAGGGTCGTAAGCATACACAATGACTTCGTACCGGCCCATGCCCCATCGTGCTCGATTGCGCAGATCAAAGTAAGGATCTGCACCGATTAACACCTGAATGGTTCTGTTGAGTCTGGCTTGTCTTGCAAACGGACAAGGCGGCCAACCACCCAGTGCCGGGTGTGGTACTTCCACAAAGTTTTCACTCCAGGCCAGTATATCAGCAGTGACAGTTTCGTTATCCATTAAAAGTAAGGCAAGTTAGATTTCTTAGTGGTCTCGATGTTTTCTTTGGCCAGTTCATTGATCAATTTTCTTTCTGCAGAACTCATTTGCATGACATCGTTGTAACTAGCACCGCCACGCATGTACCAAGACAACCGCAAACTTTCTGCCCGGATTTGTTCAGCCTCCCGATCTAGGCTGTCTACATATGAACTGATTTGCTCAGCAGAAGAGATTAGGAGGCGGATGCGAAAAAATTTGCAATGTCCAAATCCACAGGCTGGTCAAATTCGTTATTACATTCAGTACATTTGATTTTCATTGATGGTATTTCGCTTTGCTGTCTCAGAGATACCACATGTTCTCTAATTTGATTGTAGACTTTGCTTTCACAATTTCTTAAAAATTCTTCAATCTGTACTGCGTCTGTTACTGCACTGTTGGGAGTTCTAATGGCAGCAATACTTTGCGTCATAATGTTTATGGTGAGATCAGTGATGATTTTCATTGCTTGAGTCAATCGACTCATTTTTTCTTCTTCAGACAATGTTGAGGATGGCAATGTAGACAATATCTTTTGTTGTTCAAATTGTGCAATACTGCTTTGATTTTGTTGTTCGTAATTGACTGGTTTGAAAATAATTTCTAAATCGCCGTAGTTGACAGTTTTGCTAAAATCCGGTGATCCAATGCGATCCAGTACCATGCGCAAGTCCATTGAGTATTCTTCTTCATGACTGCATGCTGGGCATGCAGTATTCAACCCCATGTCATGTCCGTAACTGGCAATGCGTATGGCAATCAACAACGGGCTGAGATCAATGTTAGGCACATGCCAGGCATTTTTAATAGCAGGCACGCAACTCTGTATCACACTGATCACCGCTTGACCGTTGAACAGCGCATCAGGAGTGCGATAAGTGATTTCGTCAATGGCAGTCATTGGGTATATGGGTAACTCTCCGTTGGCCGGCAACTCCAATGATGATGCAGGCCAAAATCTTCCGGCACTGGGCAATTTCAAATAGATTGCCGGTTGTCTAAAAAATTGTTTCAACGGATTGGATGTTTGGGTCATTTTGATACCTATAAATATAGTTCTACTTATAGGTACAACACCATGACGCCAGAAGAAAATCTCGCCAGGATCACAGAAGAAGTAAACGAACAGATGCGCCGATTTGGGTACATCTTGCCCGAAACCAATCAGAAGTTGTTGGAAGCACAAACCGGCATACAAAACTTTGGATTCAAAGTACAAATAGCCACAGGCATCATGGGCAATTTGGCCGAAGCAGTGGGAGACTATACTCGTGCCATGTACCGTGGCGAACAAGGTGCCGCAGTATTCAACCAGTCTATTAACAAAATGGTTGACGCTGCACAGATGGCAGCAGTGGGACTGAGTTTGCTGGTGCCTGGTGGCGCAATAATGAAGGGTGTGGTTGCTGGGCTAACTTTTTTAACCACACAATTTTTAAAACAAGGTGCTGAACTAGTAACCACAGCCAACGAACAAAGTGACGCTTTATACAGTGCTTTTAGTCAATTGGCCGAAGTTGGTGCTGTGGGTGCCGATGAGATCAAAGGTGTGGCCGAGGACATACAAAAACTAGGCTTGAATGTCAACAAATTAGATAAATTTCTTGCGCTGGCAAGTAATAGTGCTGAATCATTGGCAGCCATGGGGGGCACAGTACTAGAAGGCAGAAAACAATTTGCTGGATTGACTGCTGGCCTGAGAGAGAATGAACTGTCCTTGCGCAAACTGGGACTGGACCAAGATGCTCAAGCTGAAGCAGCACTGGGTTATGCCAAAATTCAAAGTCGACTGGCACTGGGTGCAACCAGAGATTATACCGCAATGGGGCAGTCGGCCTACAAGTATATTCAAGAACAAGATGCATTGACCAAGGTCACTGGTATTAGCAGAAAACAACAAGAAGACGCTCTTGAAGAAGCCATGCGTAATCAACGCTTTGCAGCCACAATAGATCAGTTAAATGCTGAAGGCAAAACCGCTGAAGCCAAACAGTTACAAACAGGATTAATGGTGGCCAGAGCAGCCGGCAAAGACATGGCCGCTGCTTATGCAGACATGACTTCGGGCATGATCAACACAGATGCAGCACTAAAAGGTAATATTGGTAGTCAAGGAGAAATGCTCCGGCAAATCAACAATATCAAGTCTGGCATGTACAAAGGCTCAGAAGAAATGCTTGATGCAGGCATGCAAGAAATGCTTAAAAAGACCGGCGAGTTTGGTGTGAAAATGCGACCTGCTGCACAGGCCGGTGTTCTTGAAGATTTTTCAATACAGTATACCACTTCAATGAATGCTCAGACAATAGCCACTAAGAATTTTGCTGAGACAATGGCCAAGGCTCGAGAACAACAACAAGGACAAATCAATCAGACTGGAACCATACTAGACGATCAGGCCAAGATGCGCAAGATGCAAAACGATACCATGTTGATGCTGCAGAACTGGGTCAACACTGGCCTACCTCAAGCCACTGCTGAGATGTTGCAAAAAGTAGAAGGCGCTTATCATGCCATGATAAGGAGAGTAGGCGAAAGTTTTTCTAAGATTGCTGGGCTAGGAGGAAATCCAGTACCACAAAATTTACCAATGCCGCCATGGGGTCAAATTGATCCCAACGCAGGTGGCCCAAGATACAATTCAACACAGCCGCCACCTTTACCACCTGCACAGAATCAACAACAAAATCCACCTGCGCAAAATCCACCTGCACAGAATCAACAACAAAATCCACCTGCGCAAAATCCACCTGCACAGAATCAACAACAAAATCCACCTGCGCAAAATCCACCTCGTGCAAGAAACGGTCCTACTGCTCTTCCACCTCCAAATACCAGAGCGCATGGCACGTCAGGAGAACTTGGGTCGTTGTTTGAACCCAAAGACATTATTGCACAGTTGCACAAAGGTGAACGTGTGCTCAACAAAGATGAAAATGCTGACTTGTCCAAGTTGTTCAACATGGTCAGCGGTGAAAAGTTCCAGAAGAAAATGATGGATACTCAAGGACAAATGCTCAAGGTGATTGACAGCATTACTTCGGGCATGCGAGTAAATTCTAAGTCGGGTGCTGGCAACGACTTCAAATCTGCTTATGCAGACATATCGTCAGGCATGATGAACACTGGTCCAGGACAAAAAGCATTGATTGACAGCCAAGGAGAATTGCTCAAGCAGATTGACAATATTAAAAACGGTGCCATGCCTGCATTGGCAACCAGTCAATCAGCATTGTTGGGCGACATGCCCAAACTAGAAATTGACAAAGAAGCGGCTGCACAAATTGGACAAACGTTCAAAGAAGGCATGGGAGAAGAATTCAAGTCAGCAGTGAACAGCATCAATCAACTGGCGGACCAACTGAAAAATCAAAGCGGTGCAGCACTGCAACAACAAATGGTTGGCCTGTTGGAAGAAATGCGCCGCAGTATGCAAGCTACTGCCACTGCCAGTGAGCGAATGGCACAGGTGGCCAGCAACTAACAATAAATAATAAACTATGGCAGAACCCAAACAACCCGGCTGGCGCAAGTATTTCAAGGTAGCAGACACCACAGGTGTCATGAGCCCTATTTCAGGCAGGAACCAATTTGGACTTCCTGGATATACCAAAAACGATGGCACAGACACAGGCATGCCTGCAGACTTTATATTCCGCAATTATGCATCAAGATTGCCAGAGGTTTATTCAGGACACCCCAACCGTATTGAACGCTACAATCAGTATGAGAACATGGACATGGACTCAGAGATCAATGCTTGTTTGGATATCATTGCTGAGTTTTCAACACAAATGAACGAGCAAAACGGCACACCGTTTGAAGTTGATTATAGAGACAAGCCCACAGACAACGAAGTATCAATCATCAAGAAACAACTGCAACAGTGGATCAAGCTCAACAAGTTGGATCAGCGCATATTCAAACTGTTCCGCAACACTGTCAAGTATGGCGATCAATTGTTTGTGCGTGATCCAGAAACATTTGAAATGATGTGGGTGGACATGAGCAAGGTTGCTAGAGTTATTGTGAACGAATCAGAAGGCAAGCGTCCTGAACAGTATGTGATTCGTGACATCAACCCCAA